GCGTATGATCCAACACTTAATAAGAAGATAGCAGAATTACAACGATTGAAAGCAATGAATGATGCAATTAATAAGCATTATAAAAGTGGAGGACTTGAACCAGGAGATGTTAGTAAATTAGTACATAAGCTACCTCTAAATGATTTAGGCCAGTTAGAGTTAAATAAACAAGAAAAAGTTACTCCTAATGCAGATGGTAAGGTATGGAGTCTTCAAGTAATGGGGGCTAAAACCCATGAAATGAAGAATTGGGCAGAACGTAGAATAGGTGTTAAAGCTTCTGAAACAATCTTTCCAGATTGGGAGCCTGACCAGACTTTATTAAAAGAAGCTAATAAGTTATCAAAGATGATGAGAAAGCAAGGAATGAATATTGTTGGATCAAAAGACTTATATTCAGTTTATAGAGATGGGTACTTTGCTGTATTTGGTGGAAAAGGAAATTTTAAAAGATATCAGGCAGGTAGAAAAATTAAACTTGGATCAAGAAAACAGAACGATTTTGTAAAAAGCAAAAATAAATTAAGAAAAATAGCTATACAAGCAGGTATCGCAAAAGCTACATGGAAAGAAGCAGCTGCAGCTCATTCGCCTAAAAAAGAAACAGAACATGGTAATATAGCTAAGGAACTTATAAAAATAAGAAATAAAGTTAATAGAAAATTACCTAAAGAAATTCAAGAAAATATGGGTAGACCTGCTCTTATAAATAGAACAGGAAGATTTGCAAATTCAGCTGTTTTAGCTGATTTAAGGCCTAGTAGTACTGGTAAAACAGTTATGGCAAAATATACATATATGTTAAATCCATATCAAACTTTTGAAAATACAGGAATAAGGAAATGGCCCACAGGATTTAACCCCAAACCTTTAATTTCTAGAAGTATAAGAAATTTAGCAGAAAAAGAAACAAGAGAGAAATTCGGTATAGGAATAACTACTAGGAGAATATAATGGCATCAACGTATAGGACAGGGCGAAAGAAAATCGTAGATGCCTTAGTAAAAGAATTTAAAACACAGATTAATGGGGTAGCCCCATATAATTCGAATATATTTAATAATGCTCATGGGAGACTAAAATTTTTAGATGAAATTGACGAATACCCCGCAGTATGCGTGGTAGCAGGAGATGAAACTAGAGAGTATCAACCCGATGGGTTTAAATGGAGATTCTTGTCAATAGATATAAGATGTTATATCGAAGATCAAGCAGATCCACAAGAAGTGTTAGCTCTTTTAATGGAAGACATAGAAAGAGTTATCGATAATAATGATGTTTTGACTTATGACGATACAGTAAGTCCAAACTTAAAAACAATTTCTCTAACTATAATAACATTATCTACTGATGAAGGTGTATTAGCACCTTTAGGTATAGGTGAAATGAATGTTATGGTTAGATATTAAATCGAAATTACAAAGCAGATAAAAATCTAGCTAAGTACTTTCAAAGACTAAAAAGATAGGAGAAAAGCAATGGCTTTAAATCTTTCAAGAAATACAAAAGTATTTGTAAGTTCAGTAAATGGAGTCCCGACAGCGGGAGGACAGTTTCTTACAGGATATATCAGTGCTGGAGGCTCTAACTATGTTGTAGGCGATAGGCTACTCTTTCGAGGAGCAGTAACACAAGATGTCTATTTTACAGGTATAGTTAAAACTGTAAGTTCTGGAGCTGTTACAGCATTAGTTATTAATGGTAACGGAGTAGGTACAGGTATAGCTGACTCTGAAGCATTAACTGAACATACAGCACACACTACAGCTGGAGTGGCTAGTAATGGATCAGGTTGTATAGTTGAATGTGTAACATCAGGTTCTACAACAGCTGTAACAACTGAAGGCTCCAGAGCAGCTACAGGAAAGTTTGTAGGTAATGGCGCAAATGCCAATACTTTCAGAATTGGTGTATTAGACGGATACAGCTTCTCTCAAGGAAGTGAATCTAGTGATGTAACAATCAATGAAGCGGGTGAAACACCAAGTCGTGGATCAAAAAGATTCAACGACTCGTTACCACCAGCAGAATGGTCATTTGGAACTTATGTTCGACCATTTAGACATGGAGCAGACAGTTGGAGACCAGTTAATGCTTATGATATGTGTGAAAATATATTATGGTCCGCATTAGCAGGTACAGCTTTAGCAGATGCAGCCGGAGGAGGTAATGCGATAGTTACCAATACAACCGATGAAAAAGGCGGTAATGTAACATTTGCAAATTCAAATAAACACGAACTTTTAAAACTCAATCTTTATTTTGTATTAGAAAATACAACTTATAGATTAAACGATGCTCAAATTAATAGTGCCGAAATTGATTTTTCAATTGATGGTATAGCACAAATTACATGGTCTGGTAATGCAACCACTATTGACCAAGTAACTACTGCTACTGAAGATCCTAGTAGGTATATAACAATAATTGCAGATACAGATGCTGAGGAACAATCAAGTGTAGCTACAGCAGATGCTGATGATTCTTATACAGAAACATATACATATGCAGATTCAACAGGTCCAAGTGATGCTGATTATTTAAGAAATAAACTTTCAGCACTTTATTTAGATACTAATGCACAAGGAGGCGGAAGCGCTTCTAATGGATTGGACGCTACAACATATGATATTAATATAACTGGCGGTAGTATTACTATTGAAAATAATGTTACTTATGTAACACCAGAAACTATTGGTATTGTTGATAAACCAATTGGATCCTTTACAGGAGCAAGAACAATATCTGGTAACTTAACAATGTACTTAGATACAAAATCTAATGGTTCAAACCAATTATTATCAGATTTAGCAGGTGCAACTGACTTGGTTAGTAACTCATTTGATATGAGCTTACTAATGGGTACAAACTATGAATCTAGTAAACCAGCAGCAGATAGGGGAGCTAATGCTCACGCATCTGGAGACTTTACCGGCCCAGCCGTAGAGTTCTTTATGCCTAAGTGTCATTTATCAGTCCCTGCAATAGAAGTTGGGGATCTGGTTTCAGTTTCAGTAGAATTTTCCGCGCAAGGAAATACTTTATTAACAACTGATGAAATGAGTGTTAAGTACTTAGGTACAACCGTTCATTCAGATGGTGCAGCAAGTGCAACAAATCCAGGTTACGACCATACCAACACGGCAAACATTAGCTACGTGCAGACCGCGTAGACGAATAAGATGTCTTATAGTTTTCTTCGTGAGAGTAAACTATACATAGTATATAGCGGAACAAGGTATAGAATTTATACTAGTTCCGCTGTATCTTTAGATCAAACATTTGCGGAAGATTCATACTCAGTAAAGACTCTGCATGATCAATCAAAAATGTTTGAAGGCTCAACAGTAAATAAAGCAAATCCTGCTTCATTTAGTTTTGATGTACCTTTAACAAAAGAAAAAGATGAGTCTGTTATCATAGAATTATTAGGTAATTTAACTGATGGTCAGTTAAAGAAATTTGATATTTATGTGGTAACAACAAATAGCACTTTTAAATTGGAAAATGCTATAATTACTTCAGCATCAATGGACTTTGTACCAGAAAATCCATTTATGATTAGAGTAGAAGGTGAAGGAACTAAATTATCAAAAGCTGCTACGGTAACACATACAGCTGGTGCATTTACAGTAAATCAAACTTATACTATTACAACAGTAGGCAGTACAGACTTTACGTCAGTAGGCTCTGCCAATAATAATGTAGGAACAGAATTTACTGCAACAGGCACAGGTAATGGAAACGGTACAGCAAGCTATACTATTCCTGGCCAAGCTCAATCTGAGTCGGCCACAAGAACACCCCTCATGGTATATCCAGTTATTTCAGCTGATAGCTTAAATATGAATAATATTGTAAGCGTAAATTTTCAGCTACAGAATGAAATAAACTGGACAAACTATACCAATCTTCATAATAGTTTATCAGTAACTAACTCAAGTAATGCAATGTTTCCAAGTGCTTATACGGTAGAAAAACGTATCGCATCGGGAGAAATACGTCAATACCAAACAGATAATAATATAACACAATTTGATGATTTTAGTACTAATACTGACTTAACTATTACTGCCAAAAATATCTCTGGAAATGCTGATTTTTTTGAAATTGCCATTAACCCAGTAATGTATACAGCAAGAATGGAAGTAGCTGATGTATTTACACAAAGCTATGATTTCCGTTCTTTAGATAATACTGATCCAGTAACTACTCAAATCTCATATTCATAGGAGAATATAAATGGAACTAAAAAGCCTGTTGGTTGACAGTAAGACCACTTGGGTTGAGTTTCCTGGTCTTGATGGATTTGAAGTTGAACTAGCGAATCTCTCCCGAAAAGAATTGATGAATCTTAGAAAAAGATGTACTCAAAATAAATTTAATAGAAAAACTAGACAGTTTGAAGAAAGTCTAGATGATGATAAATTCGTAGTAGAATTTACAAATGCAACAGTAAAAGGGTGGAAAGGCCTTAAATTAAAATATCTTGAAGATTTAGTACTTGTAGACTTAAAAGGTCAAGACTCTAGTAAAGAAATGGAATACTCTGAACAAAATGCTCAAGTTTTAGTAGAAAACTCAACAGAGTTTGATAATTGGCTCAATGAGGTAGTCTTTGATTTAGAAAATTTTCGTACTCAAGAATCAAGCGAAGATACAAGAACGCCTAAAAGTGTATCTGGATAACGCTGATGCTGGAATGACAAAAGATCAATATCTTCGTATGGTAGAACAAACAGGCGAAGAAATTGATTGGGATAGGTGTCCTCCAGAAGCGGAAGATTTTCCAGATATTGTATTAAATACTTTAAATGTATTTAATAGTATGGGTCAAAGAATATATCCAGAAATTGGATATGTTGGAAGAGACTACACTAATTATGATCTTTTATTAGAGAGATACGGAATAGAAGAGCACCAAAAAGATTATGTCTTAGATTTAATACTATGGCTAGATAATAGGGAAATAACAGAATCCCAAAGACGCTTAAAAGCGGAATATGATAAAATAAAGAAAAAATAATGGCTGATAAATTATTATTTGAGATAGTAGTTGATACAAAGGGCGTCCCTAAGGGCGTTAAGCAAGTTAAACAAGCCAAAAAAGGTGTAGATGATTTAAGTAGAAGTACTAAAAGATTAGAGAAAAATCAAACAGAACAATACACTAGACAAAAACAAGGTGTAATACAAACAGCAAATTCAACTAAAAACTTCTCAAAAATGCAACAAAGCGTTGACGGTGGCGGTGGAGCCGGCGGGCTTGTTCGTGCCTACGCTTTATTAGCGGCTAACGTTTTTGCACTTACAGCTGCTTTCGGAGTCCTTTCTAGATCTGCTCAAGTTGACACTTTAATAGAATCAATGGAAATTTTAAGTACAACAGGAGGTACTTATATTCAAACTATTGCAAGAGATATGCAAGCAGCTTCTGGATTTGCGGTAGATTTAGCACAGTCT